AACTGTGGCAGAGTTAAACACAATGCTTCTTGCTGGATGTGTTTCTACTATTAACGAAGCGCCTTCTTTAGGAGCCTCATCTGTATTAAAATTAGGAATGGCTGACAGAAGTAAATTAATTGAAGAAATTCTAGCTCGTAATCCAGGACCCCGCCTCGGGGAGGTGAGTACGGCCTGTGAGGCATGTGGTGAGGATATTCCGATGCCACTGAGCCTGGCCGACTTATTTCGCCTATAGAGACGCGGATTACGAAAACTTATTAGACCAGTACGAATTTTTAACACGTTCATTTCCAGGATGGACGTTAGCAGACATTCGTTCTCTATCCGTTAGAGAACGACTTAATTGGATTTCACGAGCTAAACGTAAGTAGGAGGTGACTAGCAGATGAGTGTTCTTGGTGGAATGAACCTTGGCGGTGGCGGCCAAGCTAAGAAAATTCAGCTAGTCACTGACTTGCGTGAAGAGTACAACAAATTAAACCAAGTTCTTCAAAAGACTAAAGAACTGTCTGCAGATATTGCAGCAAATATGAAAGCAGGAAAAGGCGGCGGAGCTTTTGCCGTTGCTGGTGGTGGTGGGCCTGGAGTTCCACAAATGCCTGGGGCTGGAACATTAGCCGGATTTGTACAGCCACCTAATACAAATCAACAGGCTGCTGCTGAAGCGGCTAGCGGAATGAGTTTTAGTAAATTTGTTAAAGGTGCCCTTGCAACTCTTGTTGGAGGTGGGGCAGTTGCTGCACAAGCACTTCCTACAAATCAACAAGCAATAGAACGAAGTATTACAGAAGCTCGTTTAAACTTTATGCGCGGCTCAAATAGTGCCAGCGGTCGTAGTGCCGTATCAACCATGATGAACAACGGTCTTGGTATTTCTCCAGAAGACGGCAACCGAGCTGCAATGATGGGGCTAAGCGCTGGAATGATAGGAGCCAATGCTCAAAATGCTGCTGCTCAATTTTCAAACCTTGCACCTGGGGTAGGTTTACAAGGTGGTATGAATGCAGCTATAGGATTAAATCAAGCTGCTAGTGTAAACAGACTTCGTATGGTGGGCATAAACGTACGTGGTGCAGATGGAATGATGAGAGAACCAACTGAGATTGCAAATGACCTTTGGAAACAAATGGTTGCTGCCGCAGGCGGCAAAAAAATTACTAAAGATGCAATTGCTTTTTCTTTGCAACCAGGCCACGCTTTAGGTTCTTACATAAATCAATACTTTAGCGCAACCCCAGAACTTAGAATGGCAATTATAAATGCTCTTATGGCAAAAGCTGGTGGTGCTGAGTTAGACAAAGAATCATTAAAAAGAGCAGGATTAATTACGCCTATCATGACTTCTGAAGGAGAAAGAAATGCCGCTGCAAATGATTTAGGCGCAAAAGTAGTAGATGAACAAATTAAAGGAATTGTGGAAGCAAATACTATATTAATAAAAGCTTCTGAAACATTTGAAAAACATGTAGATAGATTTGGTAATGTTATTACTCAAATATCTAAAGGTGAAACTCTTTTGGGTGGAGGAAACAACGCTGTTAGCACTGCTGTAGGTACCGCTGGAGGATTACTTGGAGTTGGTTTCGGAGCAAAAATGTTTAAGGGTCTTTTTGGCAAAACTGGAAACGCAGTTAAAACAGGACTTGGTAAAAGATTTGCAATAGCAGCAGCTCTAATAGCTGCTGTAGCTGGAGTAGCAAAACTTATTACAGACAATAATGATGATAATGAAGAATCTGAAGACCAAGGTGATGGTAGTAGAAACGTATACGGCGTTGGCGGGGACTCTGGTTCTACAGGAAACACTGTTCAACCTTTATCAGGAAGTCCAAGAATTTCAAGTCCGTTTGGCCAAGTAAGACATTTAACTTTTAATGGAAAAAAGAGCCCTAGTTATGGGCAGCCTCACGGAGGAGTAGATTTTGCGGTTTCAACAGGAACCCCAGTTATGGCAGCAAATGATGGAGTAGTTGTAGGGACTCCTTATGACGCTGATGGGTTTGGAAACTATGTACAGATTCAACATAGAGACGGTCACTCAAGTTACTACGGACACTTAGCTAGCAAAGGCGTTTCTGAAGGTCAAGAAGTAACTGCTGGACAAGTTGTTGGAGTAAGCGGAAACTCTGGAAATAGTACTGGACCACATTTACACTTTGAAGTAAGACGGGGTGGAATTAAAGTAGACCCGCTAGGGTATCTAAGCGGAGCAGCTTCCGCATCCCCTGGAGAAGTTGGAAGTCAAACCTCTGGTAGCCCAGTAGGAATTGGAATTCAAGGAGCAAACTTATTTGAGAAAAAAGCGGCGGTTAATTTATTTACGCCGACTTCTGCTGGTGACGGCTCTAGTGGTGGTGGCACAATCTATACTAACTATGGTGGAGTCACTGTAAACATAAATGTACCTGGAGGAACTAAACTTGATGAAAAGAAACTTGCTAGAGAGATTAAAACAATTTTAGCCAATGAAGACGCAATTAAAATGGCGGTGAGTAGATAATGCCAGCATTTGTAATACCTGCGGTAATAGGCGTAGTTAGAGTAGCTACTATGGTTGCTGCCAGAAAAGGAGCTCAGAATCAAGTTAAAAAAGCAGTAACAGCTCAAGCTGCAAAAGCTACAGCAAAACAAGTTGCGGCAAAAAAATCTGCTGCAATAGCAACAAAATCTGGATTAAATAAAACAGCTGCAGGGTTTACTGCAGGAAGCGTTTTAAAAAAGGGCGCTCTTCTTGTTGGAGGTAGAGTACCTAAATCAACTACAGGTAAATTACTTTTTGGTGCCGGTGCTGCTGCTGTTCTTCTTAGGGGTGACACAAGAGCTACTCAAACGTCTAAAAAAGACGGCAAAGGCGGCAAAGGCGGAAAGTCTAAAGGTGCAGTTGATGGCGACACAACTCCGTCACCAATACCAGAAGCCGACCCAAACAAATACTCTTGGAATTTGCCTCCTCATACGTGGAGTTTGCCAAAGTTAGCTACGAACGTTAACAATCCAGGCGGCAGATATGAAAACTTTGGAAAACCTCAACCATCTTCTGATACATATAGACGTGGCCGTTTGTGGTGGCGTCAAAGTGCTGACGTAGCTATTCAAACAGGTTCTACTAAAGAAGATAAAGCAGCGTATACAAAACTAGAAAGCGGAAACTTCGAAAGAGAATTTGGCTTTCAATTTATGTGGAACCCAGACGCTATACAAACTCAAGTTGCTGTTCAAATGGATGCAGTTCCTAACGTAAACGACATGTTTTTAAATTTAGTAGCGGCTTTTCCAGCGACTCAAAGTATTGCTTTTAACATAAGATTAGATAGAACTAATGATTTTGCATGCGCTCAAGCTAGATTTGGAAGACCTGGGCTAATACCTTCCAAACCAACCCAGCTCTTTTGGGCTAACGCTTATAACGAGGACCTATTTGTTAATCAGAAGCTCAGTAAAGAAACCGTAAGAGAATTTAGTCAATACTATTTACCTGCTGGAGCGTTTCAACAAAGTTCAGTACAATTAGAAGAAAAATTAATAGATTTGTTTTCAAGAGGAACTCTTGCTGATATTGAGTTTTTATATAAAACCATTAATGGGAGTGGCGGGGGTGGTATGAAATGGACAAACCGAAGAGGTATACAAACTGCAGACATTGGGTACCTAATGCCAACCTTGTTAAATATTGACATTGGACCACTTTCATACCAAGGGTATGTAAATAGTTTAAGCATAACTCACACATCCTTTACTCCTGACATGGTTCCAATTAGAAGCGATTTAAGCATTTCTCTACAAATACTTGCTACATCAGGACTAGCGCTTTCGAACACAACCGAGAAGGGCAAATAAAAAATGGCAATTAGATTAGGTTCACGTTACGAGCTTTCCGTTGTTGACTTTATTTCTTTTAAACCTGATGGAGATTCGTACCCTGTGGTTTTTTACGAATTTGATGAGCTTGGGGTTTTAACCTATAGGGAATACCCGTATAAACAAGGTGAAAGACTAGACAACATTGCTATGAAGTTTTACGGCAAACCTGGGTATTGGTGGATAATTATGGAAGCAAACCCTGAAATTGAAGACATACAAAACATTGCTCCAGGAACTATTTTAAGGATTCCTAGTGTTTAATCAAGTAAGTGTGTCTTTTCCTACTAGTGCTGCTCAACCAGAGCGAGTATTCTCTGCTTACATTAGACAGGGTTTGTTTGACCACGAGTTTGCTTCAATTCAATTTAGAGACTGGTCTGTAGACATTTCAAGGGTAAAGCCAGGAACCCCTATAACATTATCTATTGATAAAAGGGAATTTGTAGGGTACGTTCATGACGTTAAAGCTGATATGGATTCAGTGTCAAATTTTATTGAAGTATCGGCAATTGGAGCCTCTTACGTAATGAGACAAGCTAGCCAAGATATTTTTAGAAACGTAACTGCAAGTGAGATTGCTCAAAAAATTGCAGTGGAAAACGGCTTCTCATACAAAATTGAACCTCATCCAAGAGTGTACCCACAAATATCACAAGCTGGTTTAACGGATTGGGAATTTTTAAGAAAATTAGCTAAACAATCTGGTTATACTTTAAACGTAGAGGGAACAACACTGTATTTTCAACCCCACCTAAAGGAATTCACAGAGGGTATCTCTGAAGCTCTTTATTACACTAAGGGTGAATACGGAATGAAAACAAACAAAAATATTTACACGTTTAACCCTGTTATTGGAGAGACTTTATCTCACAGTATGTCAGATAAATCAGCGACTGCAATTACGGGTATAGACCCTAGAACAGGTGACTTAGTTCAAGTAACTAAACCAAAGCCTGGGCAACCCACTAGAAAAAAGTCTCAAACACAGTTGTTTGATAAATACGCAACTACAATTGTTGCTAACGACTTTGAGACGGCCACATACGAAGCCGAAGCTGCGGATGAAAATTCTAAATTTCCTTACAGAGCCACAGCGGTAGTCTTTGGAAATGGCAACCTGTCCCCAAGTAAACCAATATATTTAGACGGAGTAGGCTCTTACACTGGTTATTGGACAATACTAGAAACTGAACACCGTGTAGAAGAATCTCAGTTAAACTTTAATCTTTACACAACATACTTAGTTTTAGGAACAGATTCTTTAGGTAGTATAGACATACCAGGAGCTCCTGAAGTACCTTCAGCAACTCAAAACAGAACAATTAAACCAAATGTTAGACAGACAAGAGAAAAGCCAAAAAATCAACTAATCTCTTCATCTGTACAATTAAAACCAACAGCTGATATTAGATTAGTTACTTCAAAGAATAGAACCGCTCCTGTTAAAAAATCTTTTGAGGTATCTAACAATACTTGGTCTTCAAATAAAGGAAATCTAGTGTCTAAAAAAACAGAACCTAGACGCTCTCCAGTTGTTGCAGCTAGAATATCGAGGCTAACATGAGCGATAAACACTACGGAGTATACAGAGGTATTTGTAAACAAAATGAAGACCCTGATGGGTATAAAAGAATTAAATTACTGGTTCCTCAAGTTTTAGGTAACGCCTTAAGCGAGTGGGCTTGGCCTTGCTTGCCAGTTACTTCTAACTCAAATCACCCTGACCATAAAAAACACCTTGCGTCAGAAGTAGCAGCGCTGTTACAGGCTCATGCCGACCACTCAACAACTATTACCACTGGTTCGGCTTCTGCTGGAACCTCCCACACTCATCCCGTTACAATTTCTTTAGCCCATACTAACAACCACACAGGGAACACTTTAGAGCTTGACCACGAGCACGAAGTAGCCGCTAACACAGATGAACTTTGGAATGACGAACAAGAAACAAACACCACAGCAGAACACACACCTCACAGGTTGGTTCCAAAACTTGACCAAGGAGTATGGGTTATGTTTGAAGGTGGAGATGCTAATTTCCCAATCTGGATAGGAGTCTATTAATGGCAAGCTCAGCAATTTCTCTTCCATTTTCTTTTAATAACTTTGGAGAGTTGACTTATTCAACTGACCCTAAAAAAATATGGCAAGACAGGGTACTACTAGTATTAATGACTAGGTTTGGCGAAAGGGTAATGCGGCCTAACTATGGAAGTTTAGTAAATCAAACAGTCTTTGAAAACGAAGCTTTAGCTGTAGAAAAAGCAACCAGAACAATTACAGAGGCTTTTAGTAAATGGTTGACAGATTTAGAGGTAACTTCCATAAGGCCAGTTTTTGACGCCGAACAGGGCGCTCTAGAAGTGAGCGTTTTTTACAGACTTCCTACTGGGGAGGAGGATACAGTTAAGCTAAAAACCGCTATCCTTAGTTCCTCAGGTGATTTAATTCAGGAGATAAACTAATGGCTGAAAACGCTTCCTCGTCATTCATCCCACAGGTGGACTACACCTCTAGGGATTATGAGACCATTCGTGAAGACCTTTTAAACTTAATACCAAATTATGCCCCTAATTGGACTAACCGAGACCCTTCAGACTTTGGCGTTACTCTGGTTGAACTGTTTTCTTATATGGGAGACCTATTAAACTTTTACATTGACAGAGCGGCTAGTGAGGGCTTTTTAGCTACTGCCAGCCAAAGAGACAGCATTCTTAGAATTGCTTCTATGCTTAATTACACCCCTACAGAAAGCACCCCAGCTGTAGTTGAATTAAATTTCACTAACTCTAGTGCTACCAATAAAACAGTTCCTGCAGGAACGCAAATTGCTACATCTGTTATTGTAAACGGAGTAACTACTCAAGTAGTGTTTGAAACAGACGAATCAGTTGTAGTTCCAGCTAAAGTTGGTGCCGTAAACGGAACCGCAGTAGTAGATGCTACTCAAGGAAAAACAGTTACACAACAGTTAGGAACCTCTAACGGAAACCCAAATCAAATATTTAAACTGTCCCAAGATTCCGTTATTATAGATAGTATTCAAATCTCTGTAAACGGAGTAGCGTATTCATACAGTGCTTTCTTAATTGATAGCAACTTATTTGACCCTGTTTTTACAACCTTTTCAGATTCTGAAGGATTTACATATATTCAATTTGGTGATGGTGTTGGAGGCAGAATTCCTCCATCAGCTGCAACAATCAGTGCTACTTACAGAGTAGGAGTGGGTGCAGCAGGAAACGTACCTTTAAACAAATTAACGTTCTTTTTAACAAACCCACAAACAGGCGTTACTGTAAACAACAACGACGCTGCTGGTGGTGGGTCAGACCCTGAGACTACGGATTCAGTTCGTACCAACGCACCACTAGCTTTAAAAGCTTTAAGTAGAGCCGTGTCTTTGCAAGACTACGCTTCGCTTGCTCTTCAACTTCCAGGAGTTGCAAAAGCAGTAGCAGAAGCAAACGTGTATTCACACATACTTCTGTTTGTAAAACCATTTGGAGACAGGGGTGTTACTGTTTCAGGAGGAGTTTCGTCTACTACTGCTGTGTTTGATAACTTAACCACAGAACTGTCATCTTACTTTTTAGAAAAAGCAGCTCCTGGAACTGACATAAGTTATTTTCCTCCCACCTACGTAGAAGTTGACGTAGAAGTAACTATAAACCTATTGCCTCAATACAAACAAAGTATTTTGCAAAATCAAGCTTTATCTGTATTAAGAGAAGTATTTAACAT